TCCAGCATTTAAAGGAACAGTAAGATTTTAATATGAAAATAGGTTTTTGTGGAACAATGAGTGTAGGAAAAACTACACTAGTAAAAGCATTAAAGGAACTACCTGAATTTAAAGACTATACTTTCAGAACAGAACGTTCTAAATATCTTATGGAAATGGGTATTCCACTAAATACTGATTCAACATTAAAAGGTCAATTAGTATTTGCTGCTGAACGAGCAAGTGAATTAATGCAAAAAAATATTATTACTGATAGAACAGTAGTAGATGTAATGGCATTTGCTGATTTATCTACATCAATGGATTCAGCTCATAAACATTATTTAAATTCTACTTTATCATATTTAATAAAAGAATATGATATTTTATTTTATGTATCTCCCAAAGGAGTAGATATAGAAGATAATGGTGTTAGGGAAACAGATGCTGAATATAGAATGGCTATTGATAATAAAATTAAAACATTTATTCAAACATATCGAAAAGATGCTATTACTATCAGTGGTACAACCGAAGAACGTATAGCTCAAGTATTATATAGTACTGGAGTAAAATCGTATATGAGATAATAAAGGTTATACGTATAACCATATGGCAAATACTAATATAAAACAAATCATAAAGCAAGAGTACATTAAATGTGCTAAGGACCCAGTCTACTTTATGAAAAAATATTGTTATATTCAACACCCAACTAGAGGTAGAATACAGTTTAATCTTTATCCTTTTCAAGAAAAAGTACTTACTTTATTAAATAAAAATGATAGAAATATTATTTTAAAATCTAGGCAGTTAGGTATTTCAACATTATCCGCAGGTATTTCTTTATGGATGATGGTTTTTCAAAAAGATAAATCAATATTAGTAGTTGCAACTAAACAAGACACAGCAAAAAACTTGGTAACTAAGGTAAAATTTATGTATGATAATTTACCTTCTTGGTTACAAATAGGATTTGTTGAAAAAAATAAATTAGCACTACGATTAAAAAATGGTTCTCAAATTAAAGCAGTATCCGCAGCAAGTGATGCTGGTAGATCAGAAGCAATTTCTTTATTGATTATTGATGAGGCTGCCTTTATTGAAGAAAATAGAATCGAAGACATTTGGGGTTCATCACAACAAACACTATCAACAGGAGGTAAAGCAATTGTATTATCTACACCAAACGGTACAGGTAACTTTTTTCATAGAATGTGGGTTAAGGCTCAAGAAAACCAAAATGGATTTATACCAATTAGATTACCTTGGACAGTACATCCTGAAAGAAATCAACAATGGAGAGACCAACAAGATGCAGAATTAGGACATAGAATGGCAGCTCAAGAATGTGATTGTGATTTTACAACTTCTGGTAATACTGTATTTGATGTTGATCTTTTATCTTATTATGAAAAAACTTATGCTTGTGATCCTGTAGAAAAAAGAGGTATAAATGGAGATTTACATATTTGGGAATATCCAGACTATAATCGAAATTATATGATTGTAGCCGACGTAGCTAGAGGTGATTCTAAAGACTATTCTGCATTTCATATTATTGATATTGAAGAAGCTAAACAAATTGGTGAATTTAAAGCTCAAATTGGTACAAAAGAATATGGTCATATGTTAGTATCTATAGCTACTGAGTATAATAACGCATTACTTGTAATTGAAAACGCTAATATAGGATGGAATACAATTCAAGTAGTAATAGATAAAGGATATAAAAATTTATACTATTCACCTAAAGGAGAAGCAGCAACTAATGCAGATGCGTTTTTAGCTAAATGGCATGATATAGTAGATACAACTAAAATGGTTCCTGGTTTTACAATGTCTATGAAATCTAGACCACTTGTAATAGGTAAATTAGATGCCTATATGAGAGAAAAATCAGTAATAATTCAAGGAAAAAGAACATTAGAAGAATTAAGAACTTTTATTTGGAAGAATGGAAGAGCAGAAGCCCAAACAGGATATAATGATGATTTAATTATGTCTTTAGCTACAGGGTGTTATGTAAGAGATACAGCACTTAAATTTGCCCAACAAGGAATAGATTTAACAAATGCAACATTAAATAATTGGAAGAAAGGCCCCTCAGCTATTTATAGTAGTAAACCTAGTAAAGGACAAATAGGCTGGACTCAGGATATGGGAGAACATGGACAACAAGATTTGACTTGGCTCCTTTAATATATTTATAACAAACAACTAAAGAATGGCAGATACTAGTTTATTTTCAAGATTACAACGTTTATTTTCGAGTGATGTAATTATAAGAAACGTAGGAGGAAAAAGACTTAAAGTAATGGATACTGCTAGAATCCAAAAATATGGAAACCTAGCAACCAACTCACTATACGATAGATTTACACGTTTACATAAACCTGTAGGATCATCACTACAATATAACCCAACACTTAATTATCAGTCAATGCGACTACAGCTTTATAGTGATTATGAAGCTATGGATCATGATCCAATTATCGCAGCTGCACTAGATATTATTTCTGATGAAACCACAGCAAGAAATGAATATGGTGATGTTTTAAATATTAACTCATCAGATGAAAATATAAGAAAAGTATTACATAATTTATTTTATGATGTTTTAAATGTAGAATTTAATTTACCTACTTGGGTTAGAAATATGTGTAAGTATGGTGATTTTTATCTTAAATTAGAAGTATCTGAAAAATTTGGTGTATTTAATGTTATACCTTTATCTACTTACGAAGTAGTAAGAGAAGAAGGAACTGATCCCGATAACCCATCTTATACTAGATTTACACTTGATCCTAATGGTTTAGCCTCAGGAGCAACTAATACAATTAGAAGAGACCAATTTACATTAGAAAATTATGAAGTTGCTCATTTTAGATTACTTACAGATTCTAATTATCTTCCATATGGTAGATCATATCTTGAACCATCTAGAAAAGTATTTAAACAATTAATGTTAATGGAAGATGCGATGTTAATTCATCGAATAATGAGAGCACCAGAAAAAAGAATATTTTATGTTAATATAGGAACAACAGATGCAGATCAAGTAGAACAATTTATGGCTGATACAGCTAATAAAATGAAAAAAACTCCTTATATAGATCAAAGTACGGGTGATTATAATTTAAAATATAATATGCAAAACATTACTGAGGATTTCTTTATTCCTATTAGAGGTAATGATACATCAACTAGAATTGATACTACTAAAGGTTTAGATTACGATGGTACAACTGATATTGAATATTTAAAAGCTAAAATGATGGCTGCTCTTAAAATCCCAAAACCATTCTTAGGGTATGAAGAAGGAGTAGAAGGAAAATCAACATTAGCTGGTATGGATATTCGTTTTGCTCGTACAGTTGAACGTGTTCAAAGAATTATAGAATCAGAATTAACTAAAATAGCATTAGTACATTTATATTCACAAGGTTTTACAGACGAACAATTAGTTGATTTTTCTTTAGAATTAACTACACCATCTATTGTTTATGAACAAGAAAAAATAGAATTATTTACTTCAAAAACAACTGTAGCCCAAACAATGATTGATAATAAAATCTTTAGTAAAGATTGGGTTTATGAAAATATATATGGTTTATCTCCTGATCAATATAATAATCAAAAAGAAGCTATGCTTGATGATGCTATGAAAAAATTCCGTTTATCACAAATTGAAAATGAAGGAAATGATCCAGTAGAATCAGGTATGTCTTATGGTACTCCTCATGATTTAGCTTCGTTATATGGTAATAAAAGAGACAAAGCTGTAGGACCAGCTCAGGTACCAACAGGATATGATGAAAAAGAACCTGGTAGACCTATAGAACGTCCACAAAATTATGGTTCTGATAAAGGAAACTTTAGTAGAGATCCATTAGGTAAAAAAGGATTATCATCAGATAGACCTGAAAGACCAACAGATTCTAATAGAGTTTCTACATTTGAAGCTGCTAATATTAAAAAATCTCTTCAAAAACGTTTTAATAAAAAGCAAATATTAAAAGAAGAAGAAGAAAACGGTCTTTTATCTGAGAAAAACATTAAGTCTTAGAAAAAAACCTATATTTATATACAGATAAATTGCAATTTATACACAAACAATGAAAGTAAAACATTCTAAGTACAAGAATACTGGAATTTTATTCGAACTCCTTACAAGGCAACTAACAGCAGATACTATTGCGGGTAGTAATCCAAAGGCCTTATCAATTATTAAAAAATATTTTAGTGGGAAATCATCTTTATTAAAAGAATATAAAATATATCATGCTTTTATAAGTCAAAAATATAAAGAAGAAGGAAAAGCTACATTATTAATAAATACATTAATTGAAGCTCATGGAAAACTAAATAAAAGTCAGTTAAGGAAAGAAAAATATAATTTAATTAAAGAAATTAAGGAAACATATGATGTAAATAATTTCTTTAAAGCTAAAATTTCAGACTATAAAGTAATGGCATCTATTTTTAATTTACTTGAAAATAAAAATGCTTCCCCTTTATCAATAGTTAATTCTAAAGTTACATTACTTGAACATATCACAGGTACAACATTAGAAAATAAACCCAAGAAAAATGTTGTAATGGAAGATTATGCTAAGTATGATAAAGATACTAGATTACTTACATATAAAGTTTTACTTGAAAAATTCAATGACAAGTATAGTGGTTTAGGAGAAAACCAGAAAAACTTATTAAAAGAATATGTTAACAGCGTTACTAATAGCCCTGCTCTTAAGTCTTTTATCAACAAGGAAATCAAGACGGTTAAAAAAACAATTACTGGATACTCTAAAAAAGTGGAGGATAAAGCAGTAGTTGTAAAATTAACTGAAACAAGAGACATGATTAAACCATTATGTAAAAAATCATCTGTAAATGATGATAACGTTATTAACTTGCTTAACTATTACGAACTAGTAAACGAGTTAAAAACGATCCATGGTTAGTCTTGTTGACATATATAATATAAAAGAATCTACTTTTAACGAAGTAAAATCAAATAGAAATCCTGCTAGGGGAAATAAAGCTAAAGGTAGAGAAAAAGATTTTTATTTTGTAGATGAACCTGCTGATCCTGAAACAGGAGCAGTAAAATCTAGAGTAGTATATAAACCTTCTTTATCTAATATGATTAAGGATTTAGAAGCTGAAATTCAAGATTTTAAAAAAGTAGTAGAAGATAAACCTGAGGATATAGTATTATATAATATATCTGAAGAATTAAAAGAAATATATAATAAGTTTAGAACTCATATAAGAAAAAAATACCCTGAAGAATATAAAAAAGTAACAGAAGTAAGTTCTACGGGTACTGGGATGACTTTTACAGCGGGTGATGGAGATGCTTATGCTACTCCGTATGCGTTTGGAGATAACAAAAGAAAAAAAAGAAAAGGCTACATGGGCTATAAAGAAGTATAATTATGCTATTACAAGAATACAGACAATTTAAAGTAGATAAATTATTAGTAGAACGTTCTATTAAAGAAGGTAAACCACTAATGGTATCTGGTATTATCCAAAGAGCAGAGGCTAAAAATCAAAATGGTAGAATTTATCCTAAAGATATTTTAGAAAGAGAAATTAAAAAATATGCTGAAGGACCAGTAAAAGAAAGAAGAGCAATGGGCGAATTAGACCACCCAGAATCTTCAGTAATTAATCTACAAAATGTATCTCATAATATTGTAGAAGTAAAAATGAAAGGAAATGATGTATATGGAAAAGTTGAAATCCTATCTACTCCAGCCGGAAATATTCTTAAAGAACTATTCAGAAATGGAATTACTGTTGGTATTTCTTCTCGTGGAATGGGTTCTGTAAAAGAAAACATGTCTGAAGGAACAGTAGAAGTACAAGATGATTTTGAATTACTTTGTTTTGATTTTGTTTCTACACCTTCTACACATGGAGCTTTTATGTCTCCTGTTGGCGGTCTTAATGAGGGGGCTATACGTATTCCTGAATACAAATATAATAACATAAATAATATAATCCGAGACATAATCTGTGATAATACAGGAGTCTGTAAATGTTAAAAATTATGAAATTAAATAAGCTAAAACAAATAATTAAAGAAGAAATTCAAAAACTTCAAGCTCTTAATGAAGCAGAAATAGTCACATCTCATAAACCAGCAGACGATGGTGGTGTTTATTGTAGATATACAAATACAGAGACTGGTGCCTCATCAAGTTTTTATCTAGATGAACCACCTTGCCCAGGTATTGATGAAATAGATCCTCCTTCAGCTGGCACAGGTGTACCTGTAATGACAAAAATACCAGGTGTGGCTAGACCAGTACCAGTTACTACTACACCTGGTAAAAAACCAGTTAGACCACAACGACCAACAAGAGCACCAAGAGCTGATAAACGTCCAGGTGGTTCAAGACCAATGCCTGTTAATCCCCAACCTAGAGGAGGTGTACAATCTCTAATGGGTCCCATGTCTGGAGGAGGACTTACAGGTGCTAATACACCAGGTGGACCCAGAACGAGGTAAGTGTAAAAAAATCACAAAAAAATATTAAGAGAGTTTGGTTATTCCAAACTCTTTTTATATGTATCGCGGACAATAAAGGTTACAATAATATATAAAATCTCATGAGAGACTAAAATAACATACGGTACTAAAAGTACATCAAAGCACAAGAGTAGTAGTCAGCTGCTCCTGTTTTCAATTAACTAAATATTAACTAAAACAAAAATTATGAGAAATTTAATTATGACACTTGCTGTAGCAATCTTAACAAGTTTTGCAGCATCAGCACAATTTACAGTAATAACTACTGTAAACACTCCTGACAGCGATTTAAACGAAGAATGGGGTACAACTAATTTTACTGACAATTTAGGTATCGGTTACTCAGTAAACGATAAATTTGTTGTTGGTTTGGTAAGAGCAGGCGAAAATGCCGAAGGTGATGATTCATACGATGTATGGGGACGTTACTTATGGAATGAAAACCTGTTTGTTTCTGTTCAAGCTCCAACTGAGGAGACTTTCGACAACTTAAATGTTGGCGTAGGTTACTCTTATGACGTTTGGAAAGGACTTCATGTTGAACCTAACTACAGCGTGGGTTTAAAAGAAGATGAAAACGGTGAGAGAGAAGGTTCTTTCAACCTAGGTTTATCTTATAAATTTTAAACTATTAATTAAAAACAAAAATCATGGAAAAAGCATTTTCATTAGTCACAGGATTTTTAGGTGGTTTAGCAACGCTATTTTTAGCAACTATTCCAGTAACAATTCTTTGGCAAGTCTTAACAGGCGGAACAGTGTTTGGAATGGATGTAATCGCTAACTTAACTGCTCTTGTAGCTGGTTTAGGTAATGGTGGATTCGTAGGACTAGTAGTATTAGTTCTTATTGCATCTTTTTTCGTAAACAAAAAGTAATTTTTAATTAAATACCCTTTAAAGGCGCCTATGGCGCCTTTTTTGGTCTTTATTTTTTTATTATATGTATGTTGGAAAACATACGAGCTTCTCAATAAGCCGTCCCTGACTTATAATAACCCTTTATTAAGGTTCCTAATAACCTTATTTCCCGTACAATTTATTAACGAGACTCGAAAGAGAAAAAAACATTAAACAAATGGCAAAGGACATTTTAAAAGAGGCTATCGCTGACGCTAAAGCGGTTCGTGAAGTAGCACTTGCAAATGCTAAAGCTGCATTGGAAGAGGCTTTTACCCCAAAACTCCAATCTATGCTATCTGCTAAATTATCTGAGGAATTAGACGAAGACATGTATGATGAAGACGACATGGACGAAGGTATGTATGACGAAGATGATATGGACGAAGGACATGGAGGAATGATGCACGGAGGAA